ATAAGGAGAAAAATCAGCATCATTTACAAAATCCTCATACTGAGATGCTTGCTGATAGTAATGTTTGTATGAACCTGATTGATACAGAGCATCTCCTGGTGGAAAGAATCTCCAACTATTAGAACCCGAGACTGTTATGCTTCCACTCTTTTCAAATGTTGCTGATATATTTGTTGTACCATTAAATTCATTTTCTCCTATAACACAAAAATAAGAATATTCATTTAATGTAACTTGTGCTTTATACTTTAATGAAAAACCATCCGAACCTTTACCTGTTCCAACATCTATAAATTTTGATCCTGTATTTGTAAAAACTAAAACACCTTGATCGTAAAATACATTTCCAGCAAAACTTCCTGTTGCTTTCATTACATCTTCAAAATCACCAGCTGCAAATTCTGCAAAGCTAGATGATAATTCTCTATCATATAAATTACCATTTCCATCATCAACTATATCAACTGTGGTCGATGTACTATCATCCTTTAATAAAATAGATCCGGGTTTTATTCTCTCACCATAAAGGTTTTTAGAAACAGATATTACCGATGCTGAAGCATGTAGGTTTCTGTATTGATTTGGTGAGTTTGAAGCAAAATTATTATATGGATTTACAGGAGAATTAGTATTTAAAGAACCACCGCTTGTCTGTGCTCTAGTATCGGATCTTCCAACATTAGCTAAAGGACCACCAGCTGATTTAGTATTTTTAGGTTCTTGAGATATAGGGGGTCTTTCATCAGAGGATCCTGCTTGTCTATAATATCTGTGATTTAATAAAAACCAAGCAGGTCTATGATAAAAACTAGCAGACTCAAAAGTAGTAACACCATCTATGTGTCTATTGTAATTTCTGTGACTTCCGCTTATCGCTCTAAAATTGTATATACCACTACCGCTATCTACATTAGTGACAGTAAACTCTTTAAATACTTTAAATGGGGTTTTATTTACGTCAGTTGGGTCTAGCCTTTTAAACATGACCTTTATCTCCCAAACTTAGAAGTCTAATTTGACTTTGATAATAGCTTCCCTTGAATAATTCTTTAGTAAAGGTTTGCTTAATTTAGCAACCGCAAGTAGTTCACCAGCATCATTATACAATCCAACTTGTGTTATGAATGTTTTTGGATTTTTAAAGAAAGTAGGTTGTGTAAATGAACCATCAGAAGCCGTAGCAAATGAGGGATTTGAACTAAAGTTAAACTCTTTATTAGGTATTCTACAAAAGTAATGTTGTGATGTGATTACCTCCTCTCTTCTAGCAGCAAAATAAGCAGTATTTCCAGCTCCACCATCAGCAATTTTTGAAGCTGCTGAACCAGTTAAAGCTCCATAGAATTTACCAACATTACCACCTTCTTCATTTGAAGTTGTGATTGTTCCTGATGCAAATTCACCTTCGTTTGTACCTATTCTCCTTATACCTAAAGAAGCAGAAGCGTTCAATATCGGGCCATTAAGAATTATCATACCTAAATCAGGATAAAATAAACCATAAGCACCACCCGGCTGAGATGCCGCAGTTGTATTTATGTCTGCTGTTCCAGCAGTTATAGAACCACTAACAACATTAAACACTCTACCACCTTGATTAACTTTTGGATCTGTAGTAGAGTTACTATCATCAATTAACTTTACAACACCACCGATTCCGTTTGTATGTGATACAGCACTTCCACTCAAATGAAGTTCCCAATTACCTGGATCCATCTTTTCTCTAAGCTGCTGTCTAGCTATTGATATAGCATATACATAATCAGGAGTTATGTTATCTCCTGTTCCAGCAAATGTGAATCTGTTTTCGTTTGGTCCTAATAATGTTTGTGATAATTGTCTATACATAGTGGCTGAGGCTCTATCACCAGCAATTCCTTTTGTACCTAAAGAACCGCTACCATAAAAGTGAGCATAAGTTATAGAAAATTGAGGTCTAGCAGTTGGGTCTGTTTGTGGGTCTGTTCCATAAATATCTAAATAATGAGCACCACTACTACCTGACTGTGTTGAAGATGTAAAAAATGATGTTAGTGTAGAAGTTCCATTTTCCCACATTCCTGAGGAAACTATATCCTTTACATTACTTATTACATCACTTGACTCTGGACTTTCAGGACCTACGATGTTAAATTGTCTATATATTGCCATATTATTTTACTCCTAAAAATTACTTCCAGCGCCAGAAGATCCTGTAAGAACAACATTATTTGTTATCGTTATAGATATTGTAGCGCCTGTATCATTACCTACTATTGTTAGTGATGTAGCAGCTCCATTTGATGTTGTGTTAGCTGCTAACGGCACTACTCCGATACTAACACTAGCTGCGACAAGTGTTTTACTGTTTGGTACATCATCTTCACCTAAGAAAAATGGTGTTGTAGCACCTGTGCTTCCTCCTCCACCAGCAGGAGTTGCAACTGTCATAGTAGCTACACTTTGGTTATGTATTATAAATGTATAAGAATTATCTGCTACATTAGCGGTAGATGGATTAATAGTAACATTTGGTTGATTCAATCCACCGCCTGCAGAAAAAGTCACTGATTCCGGCTGTACTGTTAGAACTGGCATTCTTTGTGTGCTCTTTGGGAGAGTAATCAATTTATATCTCATTACGTGATTTTCATCAGGAAAAGCTTCTAATAAAGGCATGTTTTCTAAAACTGCTCCATAAAAATCAGTTCCATTAGGATGTGAAGTATCCCATAATCTATAATCTATCTCATCATCAGCTAATGCAAATTTTGTTATATTAAATGCGTTAGTTCCTTGCGCTAATAACTCTCGACCCTTTTTAGTTAATATAGCATCAACTGTAACTGTTGTGTTATTTAGAAATCCCATAAGATAACTCCTAATTTACGTGTTTGGATTTTATAATTTGATTCATATATAAATATAAAAGAATTAAATTTTTATTAAAATATTTCTATCTTCCACTACCTCTTCCGTTATTACTACCACCTCTGCTTCCACCGCCGCTTGTTTTATCTTCATCACCACCTTTTGTTCCTGAACCACCTTTTTTAGTTTCTTTACCACCACCCTCACTATCGCTTGGTTTGCCTGAAAAATCTTTGTTTCCAGCTGGCTCCACATTTCCTACTGTTTTAGGTGCGCCAGATCCACCATAACCACCTTTGGTTGTTGTTGTTTTTGTTCCTGTTTCCTTTTCATATGCATCTATCACCTTTTCAGATTCTTCTTTCGTTAAAGCTCCACCCTTTAGTTCCACTGCTTTTGCTACAGCATCATCCTTTGATACAGCTTTTTTAGCTATATCATCGGCTTTACTTCTACCGCCCCTAACCTTTTTCTCTTTTGTTTTAAATTTAGCAACAGTTCCGACTCCTGTGTCTAATGTTGATTCACCAGGCTCTTTTGTCACAAGCTTTGTTGGAGAGGTTAATCTGATTTGAACAGGTGGAGTTCCATCTGTGGTAGTTTTTATAGTTTGCTTACAACCATCATAAAATAAATTAGTAAAAGCTTGACTCTCAAACGCTAAATTATCAATATCAACATTATGAAACGATGATGAATTAAATACCCCACTACTAGCATTTTCCGATGTTGAAAAGAATTTTCTTAGTTTTTGATTATATCCCCTAATTCTAGATCCACTTATTATTGGCTGTAAAACTTCATTATAGTGAGTGTCTCCAAATGACATTGTTACGTCTGAATATTCACCATCCTGCTTTAACCTTTGCCAAATGGATAACTCTGCTTGTCTATCAGCTATCTCTGTTATGCTTCCTGTAACATCTAAAAACTGACCGCTAGCAGATACATAATGAGAACCTGTTTCATAAGTAAACACTCCTATTCTGCCATCATAAGCTGTAACGCTATCAACTATGTTTCTACCATGATTGTAAGAACCTGTAATAATTATGAAATCTGTAGAAACATCGATTGAAGCGCTATAGTGATGTTCTGTGCTTATCGGTGTTTTTCCGATAACCACTTTTGGTCTCTCAAAAATATTTGGTTCAACTAAAATACCTAAATCAGGTTTAGCTCTAGCAGGTATCATTTTTCTAACCTGTGGGAACAATGATTGATCGTAATATTTTATTAGTCTTATATAATCCCAAAAATTATTTGGAGAGGAATATTTTTGCCAATAGTTATTAGATACTCCTTTTAAACCACGATAATCTAATTCTTGTAAATCTCTTGGATCACCTAAAAAATTATCAAAATTTAAATTAGCAACCGATTCTATGATGTCATTATTAATGACATCTGTTGGAGCAAAGAAAACACCAACTTTATTTGAGTCAATCGGAGCTTGGTCGTGTGCGCTGAATGTTGCTCTATTTTTACGATGTAAATTTGCAAACGGAAATATTTTATTTTCTTCTATTCTAACCTTATTAGTAACCCTACGCAATCCACCAATGCTAGGTATATTAGTTTTAGTTTCATCAACCACATTTGCAAAAAAGTTTCCTGTAAATCCTATCGCACCGCCTGGATTTGATGTGGTTGTATTTGCGCTGGTATCACGAATACTAGGCGAAGAGCTTAAATCTTTATTATCATCAAATGAATATCTTAAAATTAAATTATTATAAGATGATGATACAGTATTTCCATCATAAGCTTTTGGATTACCTATATGATTTTTAAATGAGCCTGTATTTAAAACCTCAGTCCAATGTCTATATTCCATAAGTGAACCACTAAATTGAACACCCACACCCGAAACAGTAGAACTACCGCCTATATAAATTTTTCCATCATTTTCCCAATTTTGATTATAAGAGGAGGATGCAGCTATATCTGTATTCATAACTGATGTAGAATATAAATGCAATTTACTTCTACTAGCATCGTACTTACCAACAGATAACTTAAATGATTGAGACACATTTCTGTTATCGCTTCCGGATGTTCTCTGAATCATAACTGAATGAAATTCATTATCATATACAGGTAGATTAGAAGATGATATCTCCTTCAATCCATCCGAACCGCTTATTTGAAATGCTACAAAACCATAATCATCTGTAGAACCATTATCCTTTAATCTTACATAAAAGCTAGAAGATGCATTTGGTGAAATTGGTTTTTTTTCAATTAATATTTGGTTTCTACTAGTAGGAGATTTAAATCTAAACTCAATAGTATCAGGCTTTCTATTCGTTGAAGAATCATCAGTCCAACTAGCTGACACATACTGTGAACTTCTAAATCCTAAAGATTTTGTAAATTTTCTTTTTATTTCAAATTGTGGAGTAGCATCATCTGGCAAATTAGGACCACCATACTCTTTTACTCTTAAAATAGTTGATGGTATACCATATGCACTTATCAATCCTTTTATTGCCCTGATAGTTCCTTTATTTTTTAAAAAGAAAGGCATGTTGTTTATTATACGACTCCAAATTTCTCTTGATATATCACGCTCACTTACAGAGGAATAATTAGAAAAAGCAGATCCAGTAACCTCTTTCCCTAAAGCGTATCTAGCTAAACTAACTCTATCTTTTCCATCATCTAATTTCCATCCTAAAGATTTACCAACAGAGTATAATAAATCTTTTGATATACCCTCATTTAACTTTTCACGTCTATCGTAAGTATCCCCTATAGCTTTTATGTAAATCCAAATATTATCAAAGTGATGGCCCATCATATCAATCATAGTTAAATAAGTCTGATTAGAAGAATCTACTTTTATATGATTTGGTAATAAATTACTAATTTTATTAAGATTTTCTGTGTCATATAAAGATGCACTTGTTATTTGATTATTATACCAAGTTGTGGCTAAAGATGATGTGGTATGAGCTAAAATATAATTATCATTTACAGCACCACTACCTCCTGTTTTAGGCCATGCATTATCGTGAAAAACTCCGATAGAACTACTAACAAAAGATGAACTTTGAAAATACATATATTTTTCAAACCCATCAAAATTATTTTTAACCTCTTTTATATTGTTGTGAAATAAATTTAAATCATCAGCTGAACCACTTACTCCAATATAAGAAGCGCTTGTTTGATTGTATGATTCTAATAGTTCTAATTTGTATTTAAAGTTACTAATTCTTTTTTCAGCTGAACTAAAATTAATAAAATTTTCAAAAGATGAGTATTCAACATTTATTTCAGAACTATCTAAACTTTGGCTTAAAAATTCATTTTGTATTTCATCAGATATAAATGAATCGTTTGATAATATATCTGTTTCATTTTTATAATCTGTTGTCCTTCTTTGTATTGGACTTTCAACATTCATAACATCAGGAGATTTTAAAACTGTCGTTGGAACATCATTATCTACAAATTCAACTACTTCAAAAGAGTCCTCTACAGGATCTAACATTTCTTTTACAACAGTAACCTCATCTAATCTTTCAATATCATTTGGAAGTGGATCATATAATTTATAAACTATTGAAAATGGATATTCATTACTAATAACATCTTTTTTAAAATTAGTTGTTAAAAATAATCTATTACCCATTTTTAAATAAGTTCTTAAATCATATGGATTATAAACCAAATAAGAGACACTAAAATTATCAAAAACTCCTGGATTATCCCCTGTTACATATTCTATAAGTTCTGGAGTTTCTGTGCTTAAAGCTAAAGCCGCTTGTTGTATAGTTCTACTTAAAGTTGCTATAGTTCCATTTGATGAAATTGATTCTATTTGAGCAGTAAAATCTTTATATAATGGAGTTGTAGTTGTTTCATTTACCAATGTGAAATCAGAAAAAACATTATCAATCCACACTATTCCATAACCATCTCCCGCTTGTTCATTAAAAGCGTTATGACCATTAATTTTTATGTACCAAGGAGCGGTTACATCCCAATTATCAGGCAATTCCATTGTTACCTCATAAGAACTCCATTGACCTGCTGTTGTTGCATATACCTGTTCGGTGGCTGATTCATAATTATAAGATGGAGCTCCTTCTATTGAAACCCACTCAGCTGACTCACCATCCCATCTCCACTGTTCGGCTGGACTTAAAAATCCATCTAAAAGTGTTGCTGTAGGAAAGGTAAATTCAGAACTACCATCGTCATATAAGGGTTCTATCCTATTACCCTCACCATCCTCTCTATAACCACTTTCAAATGTGGGATCTAAAATACCAAAATTTATAGCGGCTGGATTTCTGCTACCGAATGTTATATCTCCACCATCTGTGTCAAATTCTCCTGCACCGTAAGCAAAAGCACCAATGCTTAATGTTGAGGATATGCCCTCATTAGCTGGACTTTTCATATTGTAAACTTGATTTCCTATTATACATCTATATGTTGACCAATGACCACTGCTTCTATTTTTAGAAAAAGCAACTTCCCACTCACCAGGTAGTTCACCACCACCAAAAGCATTAGCAAAGCTATTATCTGTTAGTTCATCAAAGAACTCACCGCTTTGTGCTAACTCAAAGAAATCACCATCACCATCCGTCATTCTAAACATCACACCACTACCAGGAACAGAAAAATAATGTTGCCATTTATTTTCATAAGTTCCTGATGTTCTTCTAGCAAATAAAGTTTCAAACTTTCCACCATTCTCATTTACAACATTATTAAAGTTACCATCAAGCTGAGATAAAACCTTAACACCTTGATTATCTCCATAACCACTACCTATAACATCCTCAAAAGCCTTAGCTAAAAATGCTTTGTTTTGATTGACATCACCGGATCCATCTGAATAGAATATTACATACCAACCATCTCTGATTCCCATATTGCCGCTACCACCACCTGTTTCTTTAGTTCTTGTTATGGTTTGTATGTAACCATTTTCAAATATATCCTCATACAGCGTCTTTCCATTAGGCATTATAAAATTTAATGTACCTGGAAAGTAGTCAGCAAACTTATGTAAGGTTATTTTACTGGCGTTTGTCGTATACTCAGGCTCATCTAATTCCCATATTAAATCATCCTTTAATAGTATTAGTCCTTGAGATCCAACAACTGTTCCTGTCTGCCACCCCGTATTTTCTCCTGGAGATATGTCTCTAGAAAACTTTGGTGTTCCCTGTCCAAAAAACTGATAAGGACTGCTGTTGACAGCAGTAGGAAACTCAGCTGAACTTACAGTTCCAGCCAATGCTTCAGGTGAGCTTGGATTATTTTCACCCCAAGCACCGTCAGGTCCGGATACATTCCAAACCCAATCACTTCCCTCACTTAAAGTTCCTACTTTTGTATAATCAGGTCCTAAATTTGGACTCCATACATATCTTGTGGGAGATGATAATATATTGCTTATCTTCCAAGCTGCAGCTCCACCCCAAAGCTGTGATGTGTTTTGACCAATTTGACCATTAAAAGATGGTAATCCATATGTTGACATTATATTTGCAGCGTATTGTGGTGGTTTAGCCTCTATGTTAGTAGCATTAGCCTCACTGTTCGCTATGTAACCATTAGGCGGAGTATCTGGTATATCTTCTGTAGGTCCAGGATTATTAGGATCATAGTAACCAGGCGGTGGTGATGACGGAACTTCCTCTAAGAATATATCATTAGGATACTGAATCTCTATCTCAACACCCTTACCAACCAACGTGCTTTTCATATCAAATGATATGTTTATTTGATCTCCTAAAGACGGGCCTAAAGATTGTAATTCTAATATCTGTTGTTTTACAGATAACTCTCTATGTCCATTTGTAGACGGCCAACTCTCATAATCAATATACACTTGATTTTGATCTATAAATTTTATACAGTTACCTCCTGATTTACCTTCTCCGCTCACGAATTTTGCATGATAACCTATTTCTGTGCTACCAGCGAATTCTCCATCATCAAATAAATTAAACCCACTAGTCCAATCATTAACCTTTATAGAATCATTATGTATGCTTGAATCCCAACCTGCGTTTATTATAGTTGGAGCTCCTGTATTTGTGTCTATTTCAATATTTTCAAATCCTGGATTATTAAAAATATTATTTTCAGTTCTAACAAGAGTTTCTACATTTCTATAAAAGAAAAAATTAGGTATGTTTATAGTTCCACCTACCATATTAGGTGTTATAACTGAATTACCATCTCCAGGAGTTAATTGTATTTGGTTTGATGTATTGTAAACATAAGTTACTTCGGGAGGGCCTGAACCTGCGCCAAAACCACCTGAAAAATCAGATACTTCTTCTCCTATAAATTCTACAGGATAATTAAATAAATCTTTTCTTACGCTTTCTTGTAACTTTACAAAATCATCCACATATCTGTAACCAGGTACAAATTCAGTATTAAATATTTCAGAAAAATCATCAATTTTTTTAGCTTTTAATCTCACCTCTTTTCTAGAGTTTGAAATTTTATCTATGTCATAAGCGTAGTTTGAAAGAAATAGTTGTTGTGATTCTGTATCTGTTGTGAATATTTTTCCATCTTCTTTAATCACAAGATTATCAATTCTAGATTGAGTATCCAATGCGTATACCGAACCATCTATTAAATCATTTCCTCTTAATAGTAAAACAGGATTATCATTACCGGCTAAGTTTCTTAAAAATCTATACTTAATATTAAACTTTCCAGTATTAAATCCAAAAAGCTGCATGTGTAAGCCAGGTTTTATTTGTAAATATTCGTCATTTACTATAATTGCAGAATCATTAAATGATACGTTTTTAAAATCAATTAGATTATTACTTTGATCGTAGAGTTCAACTAAAACAATATCACGATCAGGCTGTTCACCCCAATAACCATTTTCATATGGTTTATCGCCTACTTTTTTTATAATACCTTTTAGTATTTTATCTTTATCTTCTATTCTTAGCTGACTTGACATTATAATTCCGTTATGTTTCTATCTATCACATCATTTATTGAATCATCATCTTTTAATTGATCTACTTTTCTTGTAACAAAAAGAGTGGTAGTTTCATCATCATATATTTCGCCTGTATATGGATTTTCAAAAAGTTGTATAACACCCTGTTGATTTCTAACTAATAAACTTCCATCATAAGCAGATCCTGATATGCCTGCTAATCCTTGTAATCTTTCTCTTTCTACTAAATATTTTTGTTCTTCCTCATTAACTAAGTTTTGATAGAAAGCTAATTCTTGTAATTCTTCTGGAGTATATGGCATTTTTATTTAACAACTTTAAATGTGAACCCATCATCAAAATACTGAATTGTTTCTTCAACAGTATTGCTTCCACTAATAACTTTAAATTCAAAATCATAAAATCTTTCTGATTGAAATGCATTCATATCAATATTAAAATAGTTACCCGTTGAATCACAACTAATTAATGAGCCTGAACCGAATGGTACTATAACTTCTCCTGTATCGGAATCCTTCACAGAGTAATAAACACCATCACCACCTATATTTTCCACACTACCGCTTGGTAAGTATTTTATAGTTAAATACTCTGAGGCTGTGTTTGAAAAAGACTTTGTAGGATACCTACCTCTACCAACAACTCTAAATTTTATTTTTGATTTCTCTTTGTATTCAGGTCTTAAATTTTTCATATAAAAAACTAAATCTTCTAATTCAGTTGAAGATAATGCTTCCAATGAACCTGTACTCCACTTTGTATCAAACCACTCTACTTCTAATTTAGGCGGATATATTGTGTTTGTTTGCCTAGAAAAGAAAGCAAAATTACCTCTTCTAGTGCTATCACCTTCTTCACCTGATCCTGTTATAGAGCTACCAAGTCCTATGCTACCACTCCTTTTCAATAAAAATCCCTCATTAGGATAAGTTTCATCTAGCCACTTATTTACAATCGGTGTTACATCCATTCTAACATCAGTCGTTTTATACTCAAATGATTGTGAGGAATAAACTTCTCCAAAAAAAGTTCCACCCCTTTGATAAGATTGTGAACCGCTAACCCAAAAATCACCCTCATTAAATCCAGTTCTATAATCCCAACTACAACCTTCATTTGTTATTGGATCATCAGAACTAAATCCCTCACCAACAACCCAACTTTGACTTACAGGATAAGCGTATAGAGATTGACTATAGGATAATTCAACTGTATTAGCATCATATAAATTTAAATAAAATTTAGGATTTGTTATTATACCACGAACTATCGATTGTGATATATGAGATAAATCAAACTTCATCAAAATACGAGAAGCTCCCATAAAAGTTCCATCACTCTTTTGATCTTTTCTTATCTCTAATATCTCATCTAGTCCTGTATTTTTACTGCTAGAAGCAGAGTATATTGTTGTATCAGCGTCTGGAAAAATAAAATAGTGCATTAGTAAGATCCTCCGTTAGCTCCACCAATAGAGTCACCAACAACCCTACCTTCAATGTCAATGTTTGGAAATTTTAATTCAAAGCAGCTGGGATCGGCTGATGGATAAACAACACCATCTACTGTAGCAGTTTTTATATCATAAAGATTACCTGAATATCCGTTCGCCGTATTAAATTTGTTAACGATCTGAATGGGTGGTCTATTATTTGTGCTGGAATCCTCTTCTGGATCTTCCGGAGAAACAACAGATGAAACACCATCAACTAATGATATTTGATAAGCTAAATCTGCTAAAACTATTGGTTGACCTATCTGCCACTTATCTATTTCAAAATAATTTTTTACTACATCAATTGCCTGTAAAAGAACCTGTTCTTTATTATATCCTGCTCTAGTTACTAAATTAAATTTAACCCCTATATTAATTACAAATCCATCTTTTATATTTATAGCATCAGTAATCATTCTGAACTGAGTTAGATATGTTTGTATATTTTCTTTAACCGCCTGATTAATTTTTACTAATTTTTTATTAGCGTTAAATCCTAATATATACATATTCAAAGCTAAAGGATTTGAAATTATACCAGCACTAGCATCAGCTATACTAGCAGCAGGATCTATTTGTGTATCTTGAACTATATGTGCTTTTGCTATATTACCAAATTTTGGTGGCATAGCATACAGTCTTGTTATGTAATCATTTTTAGTAACCGCCCTCTGTTGAGCTTGGAAGTATGCTAAAGTATTTTGTTTAACATCTATGACACTCTCAGCACCTTTTCCACCGCTTGTTGGATTTGGATTAGTCACTGTTAGTGAATTTTTAGTTTGAGTTACTAAAGATGAGTTTAAGCCTGTTTCATCTAAAACAGTTGTTATGTTAGTAATGTTTCTAACTGTATTAGATGTAACATTATGGTTCACACCACCACCATATCTGTAAGTAATCACCAAAGTTGTATTAGAAGGCGCTTGACCATATGTTTTTGTTTTTAAAAAATTAGCGGGATCAAATGCTGTGTTTAAGTAGGTTGGAGATCCTGGTAAAGAAGAACCAACTGAATCCGGATTAGGAATAATTTCCTCATCAGGATTATCACTAATCCCTGCACCAAATCTTAATTCTGTCCTATTATCTGTTCTTATAAATGTTGTAAATCTTCTTGACGTTCTTAAAAGTTTTAATAAATATGGGGCAGAATCAGAGAAATTAGCTAAATCGGGATCATTGAGGCTTGTATTTTCCATATCTTGAAATACACTATCTTGAGCTAAAAATCCAACCTCATACCAACTGTTACCATCATCATCAACACAAGAAATTATTTCAGTTACATTTGGGTTAGCTAATGCTATTCTAGAAAATTTTTCTGCATCACCAAATGAAAATCGTTCAGTTACTATTTCACCACTTTCAATCTTAACAGATTTTTTTAATAAATATGTAACAGGCACATTAGCAGCGCTTTCGTATACACTTACTCTCATCTGATCGTATGAGCTTGAAAATTTAAAATTTACATCATCTACAGTTCTAAAAGTTATTCCTGTTGTAGATTGTAATTGCATGCCTGAATTTATTTTCATACCATATGATAAATCAGGCTTTGTTGTATAACTTCCTCCTGTACCAGATGCTATAGCTGGAACAGTTTGAAAAACATCAATTCTACCTAAAGATGGTGAAGCTAATTTTGGTTTATATCCAAATGATTGAGCCATATTATAAACAGTTCTTTTTTCTTCAGCAAAAGCTAATAAACTTTCTTTAAACTGATTATCTATATAGTAAGAAAGAACATCACCAACATAAGATGCCATTTCAATAAACATCATTCCAGGTGAAGCTTCATTAAAATCGTTGTATGTATTTGGAAAATATACCTTAGCAAATTCAATTAGATTAGCTTTAAATGAAGAAAAATCTTTATTTAAATATCTAACTTCCTTTACTGATTTTTTAGAAACTGAATACGGCATTTATTTTCTCCGTTATGTGCCTTCTGCAATAGTAGGATCAGCAAAAACTTCATCAGCAGCTGCTAAATCTAAACTCACACTTTCAACAGTTTGATCTATATTTAAAGAAAACTGTAATCTAATATTTAAAAGATTAGGCCTTCTAGTTGATGGTGTCACAATAATATCTCTTATATTTACAAATGGTAAAAATTCATCCATAGAAGATCTAATACTTTCCTCTATTTGACCTTGTAAATCATTTACATTAGGTTCAAAAAGTATTCTCATTAATTCGCTACCAAATGTTGGATTCCCTAATCTTTCACCTTTCATTGTCATCAAAAGATTTTTTATATTACTTTTAGTTTGTTCTAAAGTAGTTTTTGTTTTTTTAAAAAACCCATCTTTATCTGTGTAATCTAATGGTAAAGATATACCTATAAAAACATCTGGATTTAAATCTTTTTCAATTATTGACAATATCTATCTCCTAACCTTTTTATCCACTGCTTTCATTACATTTCTGTAATCTTTTGTTAAATCTTGCATTACATTCTGAACTGCTTCATTATTTGTATCAGCCCCAATTGCTTGTGCAGTTTGTATGGCTGCAGCTTTTCTACGACTTTCAGCATCACCTAACATATTACCATATCCTATAGCATCGGCCATTCTTGCACTATCAAAGGGTTTACCAGTCATTGTAGGATACTCATCAAATTCATCAGTTCCAGCATTCGCAGTTTCATTAAGAATATCATTCAATGTGGGATTTTTAGTATAAGTAACTTTTTCTTTAGGCTTTGGTTCTCTTTTAGGCAAAACTTCTACAACAGATTCATTATTTAAATGAATATTTTTAGTCATAGACTTCACGCCCTCACTAATAAATATCTGTTGAACTTCTTTTTTTACTTCTTGCCTGACTATTTCTTTGATTAATGAAATTAATTTAGTTGCTTTTGCCATCATAAACTCCTATTTTATATAAATATAATGTTTTAATTTATTTACCAAGCTGCTTATCTCTTTCAGCTTTTACATCATCAGATCTTTTTTTGTCTTTTATAGCCTGATTTAAATCATCTTTCATTTGAATTATTGATTTTTTTAATTTATTTACAGCAGGACCTATACCATTCGCAGCGCTTTTAAGATCATCTATTTCCTCTTTAAACTTAGTCACCAACTTTTCTTGAACTAATGCTATAGCAGCAGCAGCTGGATTTAGAGCAGATCCTATACTGTTAGCTTCCCTCAACGCTTCAGCTGTTTTTCTTAAAGCCTCAGAGCCTCTAATTAAATTTCTAGCTTGTTGTGAAAAATTTTCAAATTGAGTTTGTGCTTCTTTTAATTGATCTATTTTTGAAATAAGCTCTTGTGCACGTCTAATTTCTGAACTTCCGCCACCTTCTCTAATTTTTTTAACTATGTTTTTAACTTTTTCTTTTTGAGAATTTATTGGTTCATTTACCTTTTCCGAAATTAAATTTCTAACTTGTTCTCCTAATCCCATTATCCTCTTACTCCTGCTACAGGTGTTATTTTTTCAACCTCATAATAAACATCTTCAACATTTTCAACCTCATTCCACTCAACATCTTCCCACATACTTTCAGCATCCAAATCATCAGAATTACCACTATCAGATATTGAATTGTCTGTACCCTCAGCTTCAATAATTGGTGGGTTATGATCGTTAGCTATAAAAACTTTTTTACTGAAAAATGAAGCGTTTTGACCTAAATTTTGTTTTAATTCTGCAACAGATGTCATTAAATCTGTGCTAGCTAATATTTTATCTTCTTGACTTTCTGCCATTTTCATAGCATCAGCATAACTCTCAATTGAAGAAATTAGCTCAGTTAAAAAATCATTTAATTCTTTACCTTTTACGACTGGGTTATTACTATCAACATCACCTAAATTAATCTCTCCAAACTCACTCTCTAAATTTATAGAACTCTGAGAGGCTAAATTTATATTTCTTCTTGCATAAATATGAGCGTCATGTTCCTTAGCATTTACAGCTATGGAATCCGAATTTGTTACTATTACAGATGATTGATTTCCACCTAATCTAATAGGTTTCATTTTACTCTTAGCTCCTGTTTTTAAAGGAACGTGTTCATTTGTAGTAATGTAAATGCTAGCATCATCTAAGTTAATATCAGATGGATGTGGTTCATATTCATTCCTAGACTTTGAACCAACTATAGTTAAATTTTTACTTTGCCCTACAGTCATTTTTATATTAGGCCTAACAAAGTTAATATCACTGCTAAATTGAATTGATTGTCCAAATCTACCTTGAAAAATAGTATCGCCTTGCTTTACCTTAATAGGTCTATTATATTTTGTTAAAGCTGGAAAAACTTTACCTTCACCCTCTCTACCAACGATTCTATTCATATTAACTTTACTATCTAAATTTAAAGGATTGTAATAATATAAGTTACCATTATAGTTAGCCACATTAACTATTTCACCCTTCAGCGGATACTGAATTATATGTGGAGATATTGGTCTAACAAGCTCCGTCAAATAATCAACGCCTGGTTGAGAGTGTATTAAACGAACTGTTACAGATCCTAAATAACTTAAATCAGGAATTATTTTTTTATTAAGTTCAATTTTAGGAAAAGCTTTATCTTCGGGCTCTAAATGAACTTTTAGAACTTCGGCAGGCTCTATTTCATAAAATTCATCTGAAACCATATGTTGTTTTATTAAATCTAAAGCCTCATTTTTATTTATAAAACCGGTGCTAGTTCTATCAGAAACTATAAATTTTGTATTTTTTCTGTATCCAGGTTTCATTTTTATTCTTTAAATATGTTGTCTGATTCTTTAGCTATTTTATCTGAGTGCTTTTGTGCATCAGCAGCGACATCTTCCACAGCTGACATTAACTGTTCCTTTTCTGCATCGGTAAGTCCAAATTCTGAAGCATCATTAGCTTTAGATTCGTTAGCCACCATGCGTTGCACAATAGCTGCTACCTTTACTAATTGATCGTCATTCTTTACGTTAATTTCTAAATATTCTTTTAACATAGGAATAATCTGTACAGCAGTATCACCATCTTTAATAAATGATGTTACTTCTTTCATCAATACTTCTAATTGTTTTTTATTTGTTTTTGTATTATCGTATATGTCTTTAAATAAGTCCGATAATGACTTACCTTCAAACACTTCAAAATCGCTAGCCATTATTTTACCTCTTATTAATTAGGAATAGTTACATATATAAATATGTGCGTTTTTAAGTTTTGATTAATATATATGATACTTATATATAGGGTGAAATCCCCTTTTTTAATAACTAATAGGAGACTAAACATGAAGGAAATAATAACAATGGTAAAAGGCTACATTGATGACCTAGCTCATTTAATGATGTCTTTTATAGCCGTAGGTGTCATATCAGAAGTGATTTTTGGTACAGGCGTCTTTGGCGTTAATGTTATTGGTAACCTGACATCAATCATAAACCAATTCGGCCAGTCCGGATTTGCAGGGCTTGTTGCCTTATTGGTGTTGGTGGGTTTATTCCGTAAATAGTTCTAAAGTAAAAGGGGAGTGAAAACTCCCCTTTTTTTAATCCTCATCTCTAATTAGAGAACCCGTATAAGAGATATCTACAATACCTTTTCTATCAAATTCACTAAATAATCTTTTGTTATATTTCTTCATTACATTAACTATACGAGTTATGTGCTGAGTGTTTGATCCGGTCATTTCACGAATTAATATATATAAAGCTTTTTTATTAAAGTTTTCTAAATTTTGTTTTATACGAAACAGATGTAAAACAGAATCAGCAACTCTGATATCCTTATCTCTACGAAATATATTTGTAAGATTATGCTCCCAAAACCTAACCAACTCATCTGTAAATAATACATTTACCTCTGCACGAATTTTATCGCTCTCTTCACCGATTATGTTTCTTTTGTAATCAATAACATCTATTTTATCGTGAATCTTACCCATCTTATAATTTTTATTATTATTAAGTATGAGATAGTTTTTTGCCACAATACTAAAATAAGAGAAAGCTTTGCCCTTTCCCTCTTTAAATTTATGAATATTCATAACTAAAAAAGCAACAACTTCATTCTTAACCTCAATAGAATTACTATCAAAATAATAAAACTTAAATGTATGAATTATATTCTCAGCCAATTTATCAAATGCTGTCCTAATGTGTTCATTATAAATTTTATTTCTTTCATATGGATCTTCTGTATTGTTATAAAGAATTATAGCATCCTCAGTTCCTTGATGAAAATAATAATTCTTTTTCTTTTTAGCTCTTTTTCTTTTCTTTAGTTTTACAGGTACTGATTTATCACTCTTTGATGCTGATACTACTGTAGCCATTATTGTTGTTCTCCTTTGAACTTATCTAGTTGTTTTATTATTTTTTTAATTTCATTAAAGATTGCTCCCGTCTCATCATCTGATTCAAACGAGCCTCTATAATCTATTTGTTTCAAATCAAAATTTATCTTTTCTATAGATTTTATAAAATCTGAAATCCAATCCTCTAACATCTCCTGCTTTGTATTTAGATTCCATATTACATAACACGAAGTTACGAATAAAAGCGATATAAATACAAAACTTATTTCTAAAATCATTTCTTCTCTCCAAAGAGTTCTTCAAAAAGATCTTGTGACTTTGCGCTCAACTTCGGTGATGGTTGTGGTTTCTCCTCAGTTGTAACCGCTTTCTTAAAGTTGTTACTAACTTCTTCATCTGCTCTCTTCCACTCATCGTACTCAATGTGTGTCGCCATCATATCCGCCTGATGTAGTATGTACGCTATGTTGGATTTCAATGACCAATCAGGGTTGTATGATATGTAGTATGACTTATTACCTTCCTCATACAAACCATCGGTTAATCTCAATCCGATATACTCCCATTGTGACATTTTGATACCGAAATGGTTTAAAAGAAAGATGGCTCTATCGGTAACTGTCATATATTGAAGCTTAGGATTATGTTTAAATATCTCTCCTCTGTTCTTACGATGCCATTCGGAATCTTGTGGGATATAATAATCTTGATCTAAGTCACCAACCTTACCTAAGTCGTGGTGCATGGCGGCGAAGATAAGCTCCTCATCTGTGAAGTTGATCTCAGCTCCATTGGACTCCCACACCTTTTTGATTTGAAGTGCGCAATCCGTAACATGCAGCACGTGCTCCACATACCCACCCACCATAGCGTTATGATAGTCAGCCTTACCGCTAGCGGGCGCCACAGACATCCTATCCTCAAAATACTTATACATATTCAGTAGGTTATCCCTACGATCACCTGTGAATGTATCGTTTATAAGTTGCATTAGATTGTTCCAATTATCCAATATCTGTTGTTCTGTAAGTTGTTTCATTTATTTTACTCCGTATCCATAATTTGTTAGCTTAATTGTTGGTTCTTTTCTTAACCTGTTTCTATAAGGACTGAATGATATTCTAACACCCCAACCAAGAAAATCCAATATTTCTTTTTTGGTAACCGATTTCTTTTTGTGAATGAAATCTACAATCTTATGATATGATTCGCTCTTATCTCCCATTATATCAAATGAATCTTCATTCAAAAAACTCCACCCATCAAACCAATTTGGAATTCTATCAGCCCACGGAAAATCTTTTGTTTTGGTTTTTAGATAATCCTTAGCTTTCTTTACGCTCCCATCCCCATCTAAAGCGCCATTTACCTTACTCAAAAATTCATCCTTACCTTTGTAAAGTAAAGGATATTCATTACCAACCATTTCAGGGTAACATAGTTCTTCCGGCAAAATATAGGGTACGCCCATACTCAAAGAATCTGTTGTCGATATAGACCAAGCAGAATATTTTTGAAAAGTACCAACCCCAAAGTGAACCGATTTTATGAATTTAAGATATTCTTTTCTACTACTTATGGTAACCTTTTTAGCATAAGGTCTATCTAATTCAGCTAATGTTGTAAGCACCTTAAAGTCCTGTCTTTGTTCATACAACTCATCCATTCTCTTTACAAACCAACTCCAACCTGTGTAAAAATTACTTCTATGATTAAACAGAATCGTTTTCTTTTTGGTTTTTGTAGTAGATAAGTCTATCTCATCAACACCTAAATAATGTGGTTTGATTATCTTTTTAAATTTATTGATAACCTTTGCTTTATATATTTCCTTAGCCTTATCGAGCACTAGCTCCTTTAACCAAATACTATTCACACCACACTCTTCCATCTCCAACATACCATTAAAGTTAGCTGATAACATTCTAGCAGCATAGTTTGTATTCTCATCAACCTCATACCAATGACAATAACCTACAAACTTAGGACTTATATTTGTGCTATTTAGAAATAAGTTTTTAAGTTGTAATGTATGTTCGGGTAGATGAGAGTAAACAACATCAAAATCATTATATTTCCAATTCAATAACTTTTTTAAATACATGACATCAAAGTGAGTTCTCATCTCATTTGGATAGGATGGTAACGGTATTGGTAAATGAGTTGTATTGTGAAAACATAGGCTTGGAGTCTCATAGGGTGACAATATAGTCCAATGTATATCATCACGGATATCATTGAGTTCCTTAATCACATTATGTAAAACAACAACATAAGAGTCCTTTTCTAAATCCTTCTGAAATGTTATGTTAGGATATACAAGAATCTTATACTTATATTCTACGGTGTTATCATCACCCTCTACTAATTTTGGAATATGGTATACGCTCATTACTTATTAAAAACCTTATACAATTTTTCACTATCAGCTAAGATGTCAAATTGTTTATCTTTCATCAACCATTGTTCGTTATCTTTTACTAATTTTAGATTTTTTTCTGAAAACCACTTCCAATATCCTAATGTATCTATGTTGTGATCTCCTGAATGTTCTCTATTATGACCAGCAATTTGAACAAAAACATTTCCGACAATATAACCTACATTATGATTTTTCTTTCCTAAATCTAATTTAGCTTCTTTTCTTGATTTACTAAAATCAATCTTTACAATCTTTGGTTTATTATAACTTTCTTTTTCTAATAATACTGTAAACTCAGATGTACCATTTAAATTAGATGTTATCTTATTAAGTTCTTGTTGATATAAATGTTGGCGTGAAACCTTTTTTTCTTTTTCTATATCACGTTCCAATTGTTTATATGCCGGTTTAATTATCAAGTTAAATCTACTCTCCATGTGCTTTGGAGCCGAAAAAATTAAACTTTCCTCAACAACATATCTTAATCTATTTCTTAAAGCTTCGATGAACTGAGATGTGTATGAATTTACCATGTCCGCAGGATTTCTTTTGTCCATACCAGGAACTTTACTTAATAGTTCTATAATTGAATCGATACAAGCCAAACCAAAATCCTCTTTACCTATGGAAGAGTCATCTAAATTCCTAGTATCATCATTTGAACTACATTGTTTTTTCAAAGTTTTTCTTTCGTTATCATAACTTACCCATTCATCATTACATATTATAATGTTAGCTATATCCAATGTAGCAATAGCATCATCGAATTTCACATTTTTTTTAGATAATGATTCTAATTGATTTTTTAAATCTTTTTCTTTTGTACAATCATATTTATTTGCTCTTTCTATGTATTTACTTTCATAAGTTCTAATAGCTATTAATCTCAAAGGGAATATTTCTTCAAATTGTTTAACAGCTTTTTTATAACTATTCATAGATCTAGATAGTAATCCATTTGTTCTACTACCATTAAAACCCTCCATTTTATCAATTTTAGATCTCAATTTGTTAATATTTAAAACTTCTGTAAAGTATCCATCATCACCATCGATCTTCATTACATCCGTTACCCAAGAAAGAAAAGATTTTTGAAATGTAATCCATTGATTAGCAGAATTATTCAAACCTAATATTTCTTTCGAGTGAATCCAAATACTTTCTTTTCTAGCTTCTATACTTATACGTGTATGGTTTAACATTTTATTAAAATCAGGTACATTCTCACAAATATTTTTTAGAGAAACTTTACAATCTTTACTTTTTAAAGTATTATTTTCCATATAGGTTTTCAAAACAGAATCCAAATACTTTTTTATATTGGTTAAAATCGGAACAGCTTTTGATATTCTAGAGTCATCTTTCCAATTATCAACTGATTTATTATAAATTAAAGAGCTATTAACCACACCCATTATTAATTTTATTGAAAACTCCTCTCTGTACATCCAACATACTAAAGTTGTAATATGACCTCTATCTTTCATAAGAAAGTTCTTAGCTCTATAAAAAGTATCTGTAATCCAACTCAAAGGTAGTTGATTATAAGAAGCTAATCCAGTTCCTATATCGAAAGCGTAAATTAACTTTTGTTTCAAAACCAAATCAATCCCAAAATTAGGAATCCTATTCCACACGGAATTAAAAATATGATAAGAAACATTTTTTGCTTTTTCCTTTTCGCTTTGTGGTCTATAGATTTCTCTTATTTCGGATATCGTTGTTTTAATAATATCCTCAGTTTCTTCACTCTTAGCAAACTCTTTTAGTTTATCTATTAGTTTCATTTATTATTTCTCCTTATTATTTTTCATTTATTAATTATCTACCCACTTCTGATAGGTAGAGTTTTTTTGTTTCATCCCAAGTCTTACCTACGATATCGCCGTAGAAAAGCTTCTCTGGTTTAAGTCTGTTCTCATCATATAGCTTAGTATATCTTCTGATAGCCTTTGGTTTCCACCACTTCATTATGTAATCACTATCACCAACATACTTAGCTCTCATTCTTAAATCCTTTTCCTCAATCTCACCCCTTAGAAATTCCTTACCATTCTCATATATATCGGCGTAGAATATACCACGCTTAAATCCATGCTGATAATCAGATGGTTTCACACCCACAGCTTTGAATATCATATTTATGGTTTTCTGTTTCACACCTGTTGGAGGACCTGCTACACCTTCTTTTTGGGTTGTCTGTTTCAGATACTCATCTGTACGATTCTCTTTCAACCAATCATGCCATATATCATAAACAGAATCATCAGGCTTCAATGCTATCCTACCCTTAGATGATCCCAATGTTTTCCACAGAGGGATTGAGTTATACATAGAGTGTATTCCATACAAAGATGTGGTGGATAAACCAACCAATGTCTGACCGTATAATTCTTTCCATGCATCCCTAACCACAGATGATGTAACCAAAGCGGCTACCAACTTACCGCCTAAGAAGTTAAATCCTAAAGGTTGAGCGCAACATATGGTTGTGCCTATTGATGTATGTTTGAGCTTACCACCGAATTTATCTTCCTTAGTCCAACCTATGTAGTTATCCCTAGCACCCAATGATGTTACATCAGAACCCAAACATATGATACCTAAAAGTTTATTAGTAACCCTATCCTTAACAAAGAATTTAAGATTCCTACCTGGATTGGCTGTGAACTCCATAGTATGTATCAACCTACGAACCAATGTCCAAGTCTCATTATCCTTAGCATTACCCTGTTCCAACATCTCAACATAGGGCTCTAATGCTTCAATCTCATTAATGGTTTGTTCTTTATTATTTATATCTTTGGGTATCCAAATAGAGTTATTTATTCTTTTGAATTTAGATGCTTTCTGAGTCATAGAATAGACATCAGCGTTGAACTCCTGCCACTTTTTATAAAGTGTTTGTTCTTCAACTGTCATAGTTTTTAATAGATTGAGATTGTCTATAAAAGCCTTGCGCTCTTTCTCAAAGTCGAATTTTGGTTCGTCAAAAAAATCACCAAACGCCATAGTAAGTCCTGTTTTTAATTTTCAATAGTTAAGTAGCCTAGCTGGCCAAATTTTGAGCGGAGGGTGGGAGTCGAACCCACATCTCTTCCTTGGAAAGGAAGTGTGTTTCCTATAACACTTCCCCCGCAATAATATATATGTATTTATAATCTCAAATACAAATATTTTTTACTTTTTTTAAAAATTTCCTTCGGCTACCTGAAAACAGGTCAAACCCTCAGATCTCCACATATCCACAACTTTCTGCCTGTCATCAACACACATTAACACATCATCTTTATCAACGAATAAATCCAACATCTTTTTCTTCAATATCTCATCAGGCATGAATCTCATATCGGCTGTTGCTGGATTACCCTCAGCGATTGGAAATGATTTACTTTTAAACTTGTCGGGTCTCATTACTAAATTGTGAAAAGGAACATCGTATTTCTTTAACCAATCTACAGTTGCATCGAATGACCTATCATTCCTACCACTAAATATCATTATTCTATAACCAGCATCATAATATAACCTAGCCATACTTATTACAGGATAATTTGGTTCGTCAAGTTTAATGTTATCGGGATCAAAAAACACATCCCAATCCATTTTAGATTTATTTGGTATGTCTCCGGTCGGCGAACCGGCCTTCAATCTTCTTTTTTCTATGATAGCAAGAGTGCCATCTAAATCAAATATAACCGTTTTTTTACTCACTTAACCTCCAAGCTTATGATTTATGAAATCTTTCTGCTTCTTAATTGCCTTTTTAAGAGCAGCTTTCTTTTCAGCTTCTCTGGCAAGAAGTATCTCTTCCTGAGTTCTTCTTAGAATCTTTTTCTTTTCTTTAGATAATGTTATGGGTCTCGTTCCTTTTAACTTAGGTTGTTCCACACCTTTGTGAAAAACATTTCCCCATTTATCCACATACTCATTCATCCAATGCCATCCAGCAGGTCTGCCTGTTGGTTGTGGTCTTGATTTCTCCTTTGGTATTCCTACCCTACTCTGCATAGCCCTACCGCCTATTACAGACACCGAATCTGTACTCACATTAGCGACAGGCTCACCTGTGATTTTACAATCCATATATGCTACTCCATCGATGAAGTAACCACCATTCTTTTCAAATGTATTTTTAGCCATTTGTTATTTCCTTTATTTTATCTACCCAAGGTAGTTTATAGATATGAGCATCCGTAAACTTATACGGCTCTACATGCTCAGATTCCAAAATATCTACTACGTTTACCCACTTAGGGTTCATAGTGTCTCTTACCTGATACACACCATCTTTATGACCAGCGCCTTTGAGTAGAATAAAATCTCCATAATCAAAAGCTCCGCCCCACCTTTTTAGTAAGTTACGAGATAAAGCAACAAACTTATATTCAGATGCTTTTTGTATTCTGATTTTCGTACCATCTGCTGTTATGTCGGGTGTGGTATCTGTTTGTGGATATATCGGCTGATACATAGTTACATCAACCTCTACACCATATTTATAAAATTCTGCCAAATTAGTTTTCAAAGTAGAATTTTCTGATTCCAAATGTTCAACCTTATATGAATACATTTCTTTATATTTTTTCATCATATTGGTTGAGAAAAAACCATTAACTATTGTTACCGCTATGACAGCAGCCAACGCTTTTTCTTTAGTTATCATTATTGTCTCCTTATTCATATGTCAAGTTACAAAAGAATTGCAATACAAGTCAAGACTTTTTTTCAATATTTTTTTTAATTCTAACATACATCTTAGAAACCGCTTCCATTTGATTCTTAGTAAGTGTCTTACGATTTTTAGCCTGAGCAATAATACTGTTAATAAAATTTAATGAATTAATCTTATACTGTCCGCTCCAATTAGTATTATCAATCTGCTCCCTAACCATCATTAGTTTAGGTAAGACGCTTTGCAACCAACTATCTCTTTTAAATTTTTGTTCAGGACTTTCCTTTCTAATAATACCATTAATAGCATTCTGCATTTTTGTGGTTATTTTTCTACCACTAACCAATGCTACCAACATATCAGAAGTAAACTCATTAGCCTTACCACCATCCCTTACCTGACTCTCAATTATCTTTTTTAATTCGATGATTTGAACACCATACTCTTTTTTATTATGTTCAATCCACTTTTTGTTCATTAATCTTTCCCTCTGCTATTAAATCAGCTACACAATTTAAACAAAGTTTAGGGAAGAAAATCATCTTCCCATTTAACTTTGAATTACATTTCTTACACTTTCTCATCTTACTATATAATTAGGACCAGTCCAACGAAACCAATCTGTATTCGTATCAAAGATTGAACCTCTGACATGCTTTGCTGGAGCTTTCCAAGTAGCAGCTTTAAATACATCGCCTTTGAAGTAAGGAATACCTTTTAACATTCCATCACTATTAGCGATAAAACCCCACACCGAACTACCACAGATTACTTTAGTATATTTCCTACCGGTTTTAATATTAATACCCTTATTAAATCTTTCAATACCCTCTGCCCAATCAGACCAACGAGAATAATCTTTTTTTATACCTGTAATTAGATTACTTATAGCTTCCGAAAAATCGATAGCTGAATCTCTATTTAATTCATTTTCTAAGTTCATTATTTTTCCTTTATTTCTGATACCTTAATATACGAAGAATATTTGTAAAAGTCAAGACTTTTTTTAAATTATTTTCTACTAAATCCACCTTTAGTTGGAATTCTTACATTGGATTTTTTTTCTTCAACTGGCGGTATGTCATCCATATTGGGCTCTAATTCTATTGGATCTTCTATAAATTTAGCCACTTTTTTCTTTTCACCATATACAGGCCAATTTTTTTCTCTATTTAATAATGTTACATTATAGCTTATCACAAATATAACCGCCATTGGATCAAATACAAAGATAAGTATGAAGATAAAGAATTTAACTACCGTATCCACATCAGAATCAAATACTTTTGCCAGATAAATAGCAGGCCCTACTTCCACACCTGTTTCTATTATCTGTACTTTTAAATCTCCAACCTCACTTTTAAGATTTATTATGTCATCATTTATTTTGTTTATCTTTGGTTGATATTCTTCTCTCAGTTTTCTTTTTGCTGTTCTGTAATTATCAGGTAACTCAGCTACAGCGGCTTCCAACTCTTCTTTAAGAAATTTCTTATCATCCTGTAATTGTTCTAACCTATCTTCTTTATATAGTAATGCGGTAGTTTCTTTTTCAAATGATACTGTAGCACCTTGGTACGCGTTGGATAAAAATCCAAATATGCCAGCAGATGTAATTAATACTAAAATTACTGTGGCAATTGTCATATATATTTTATGTAACAAATTTATATCTTTCCAATACCTATACAGAAATGATGCTGCTACCAATTTACCAAACTCTAATGAACCTGCCATTATAATTACTGCTAGTTGAGCACCAGCAAATAGTTTAGATAATCCATAAACCGAAAAGAAAGCAGCGCTTCCAGCTATTGATAAGGCTGAAAATCCTACTAACTTATTAAATGATTTAGATTGTTCAAACACAGGGATTTCTCCTATTTATTAATAATAAATATATAAAACCCTATTTTAACTCTTTAAATTCAGCGTCTATAATCTTTTGACATACATAATAGTTAGATCCATTCCTAAGAACGGTATCGGCTAGATTCCACATTTTTTTGAGTTCATCAGTAGTATAACCAGATTCAACCGATACCGTTCCGAGAACGGAATACATGTCCTTATTGACTTTTAGTATTTTATTTATGATATTTCCACCAAGTTCTTCTTAGGTAGAGTTGGCTCTGCCTTAGGAATTTCGATTGAAAGAATACCCTCTTTGAAATTAGCTTTGACATTTTCACCATCAAGCAACTCACCTAAAGTGAATGAGCGTTTGAATGATGATTGCTTTAACTCCCTACGAAGCACCTTAGCTTTAGTCTCATCAAATATTCCGTGATGCTTTTCACCAGCTATGGTAAGAACACCATCCTCAACTTCTATGTTGATATCCTTTTTATCTAATCCAGGAATCTCAGCTATGATACCAACCTTATCATCAAACTCATAGACATTTACTTTTGGATATGCTGAATTACCAAATGGATTTACACCAACAGTTTCATTGATTTGTGGAAATGATGATGAGATAATTTCATCAAACATTTTATCAAACGGGGTTAGAAAAGAATCCCTATCGATTACAGGGAATGAATTACGAACAACTAGTTTAGTCATTTTATTTCTCCTATTTTGTTTACTATTTAGTCAAACATTAGCATCCTCTTTTGAGCGATACTAATAACTTTATTATACAATAATCATACCATAATATGCATATGTATTATTGACATATATAAATATATAATAACTGACAAAAAAACATATTTTTTTTAAATTATTTTCCAAGCGTTGTAATTATGACATTTTCAAAATTTAATCTTTCTTTATCAGGTATATTATACCACTGCATTATCAGTGTTTTATTGAAGTATTCTAATTTACCTTTTAATTTTTTTATATTGGTGGTAAGGAATTCTTCCTCATCAACATCAACGCTTATATCAACATCATACTCATGAGCCAAGTCCACAACTGAATCCATATCATAATCATCAACACTCTCTTTTAGTTTTTTAAAATCTTTTGTATTACCTGTTTTTTTATCGGGATGTATTTTCTTAGCCAGTTTTTTATAAACCTTATCTAAGCTTTTAGTTCTTTTTTCAGATTTTTTACTCTTATTTGCTTTTTTAGCTTTTGGTGTGTCTAAATTAAGCTTACCTGCAAACTTTTTATCGAATTGTTTCATAGCCTTTTTAAACAATTCATTTTGATATTCATATTCAGCTTTTAGGTAATCATACTCAGCTTTTAACTTTCTGAGGAGGATTTTTTGATTCATTTATTGAAAATCTTCTTTATCAAATATTGGTTTTTGTTTTACTTCCATCAAATCAGGATAATTATCTTCAAAAAACTTTTTTGTTTTTTTAATCATAGCTGAAGCTACTTGTTCTCTAACACTATCGTTATCCCAATCAGCATTCTTAAAACCATCAAATAACATTTTATAATAATTAAGTATATTTAGCCAATCTGTATCTGTTAGTTTTCTCAAAGGTTTTGGCTCAGGACATTTATGATCTTCCGGAATCTGATAAGGTTTGCCTTTTCTTTTCATTTCAATGTCAAATGATTTTTCTTTTCCGCCCATATGGAATGGTTCGCTATATGTAACCCTACCTTCAACATCTAGATAATCTAATTTATTAACTATTTCATTCAGCTTTTGTTCAAAAAACTCATTCCAACTTTGTGGCTCTTCATCTGCAAAAGTTATCATACTAAACCTCTAGTGCTCTCCTAAACCAACCAAAATAAAACTTTTCTAAATCAGGCTTACGAGTTACCAAATCAGCGTAATACTTTACTCTGTATGCCCTAACTCTATCTGTTCCAACATTACTTACAGCTGCAATAGTTTTAGGTCCTAACCCACCATCTACCTTTAACCCAGCGCCTTTAGCATTAGCGGCTTTTTGTAATATCTTAACTGCCCTACCTCTACCTTGATTTACACACATATCAAAATAAATGTGTCTAAGTTGTATTGGTAAGTCATCAACTCTGTTTTGATGCCAATAATGTACTTTGTATATTTCTTTAGCTTCTTGTTTTGTTAGATTTTTTATATCTACATCGGGGTGACTTCTCTTAGCTATGCCAAAATTAGTCTCGCCGCCTGGATCTTTCGGGTCGTTTACATATCCACCCTCGTGATGTAAAACTACTTCAATTATTTCCTCAAATTCTGTTAACATTTTATTCTCCTATAAAGATACTTCAATACCTACCTTAGCTTTGTAAAAATTTGTTTCCTTTAATTTAGATACCTCTCCCATTTTATACAATCTAATCTGATTTGTTAATCTCCAACTTAGTTTGAATTTATTTTCATACTCATAATCAGCAGGCTCTAAATCTCCATTCTCATTAGGATTTAAATATCCATCAATGCTTAATTCAATCTCTAATGGCGATATCCACTTATAACTCTTTACATAATCCCAACCACCTGATAGAAATGTTTCATAACTATCAAAACTATCTGTGATGGATCTAGTGGTAAATCCAACATTAAAACTTTTCCAATTTTTACGCCAATCAAGCTTTAGATATTTTATATTCCTACTCTCTTTATTCATATATTCTGGCTTAAAGTAAAATCGATTATCAATCTTAACCCAAAACAAATCATCAATATACTTAGTTCCAAGCTCTCTTTCCCATTGGCGATTAGCATAATAATTATCATTTGTAAAACCAATGCTAACTTCATAATCATCGGGGTTGGGTTGCACATTTGGAGTTCTAAAAGCTAATGAACCAAATAACATAGTTCCAGCTAATATGTTACTCAGCATCATTTATGATCTCCATAATTTTTTCCATCCACTTTTCTGTGGTTTCTCTCTTATGAATATCAACTTCACCTTTACCTTGTAATGACATTCCGTGAATATGGTTCTGAGGTTTATCAGCATATTTAAAACCCTCAAATGTAAATGGTTTACCTTTAAGGCTTGAGTAAAATTGAGCAACCTTCATTGGATTGAATTTACTCATTTTCATATCAACCTTATTTACAGGTCTACCATCATCGCTAGTCTGAATAAGTCTAGTGCCCTTCTGAGGATTATGTAGGACTATACCCCATTGTTTGTATTTATGTGCCAACTTAACCATAAATTTTTCAAAGGCCTTAGTATCCATTAGAGGCTCACCACCAGCCTTTACATTCTTAACTAATAAGGATGGTTCTTTTACAGACCTAACCTTACCAGACTCATCTTCTTCTTGACCAACACCATCTATTCTAACATAACCAAAACCCGCACTACTGATAGCACCTTTTAATTTAGATAGATTAGCTTTATTATCCACACTTCCAACTCTCCAAGAAGTAATGATACCAAATTCATTCTCTTGAAAGTCTCTATATATACGAGATAAACTGGCTTCTAATATCTGTTCTTTTTTCAATTTATTTTCTCCGATTTGTTTTACGCTTTTCATTTTTTCTTTTTCGTGATTTTCTTTTTCTCCTATCCTCACCGCTTCTTTTATCCTGAGATCCAAGTATAAAATCAATCACATCACACATTACTTTTATTATCTTAACCATTACTTACCTCTCTTAATAAATTTTTAGGTACGCTCCATATCCTACCCATATTATCCTTAACCCTAATATTTTTACCAACTGTGCCAGCGTTCCATTTTTTAACCACTTCATCAGCATACAGAACACCATCTGCTGTGGCATAATCTGTTAAAACCTTATACTTCATTTTAGTCACCTGAAGTTGTGGTAGCTTCAAAGTCATAGTCTACTATCCACTTTTCAGTTTTCTTTTTAGGTGGTCTAATAAGTTCTAATATCTTAGCCACTGAGTGTCTAAGCTCTTTAACTTCATTAGCTATTTTATCTAATCCATGAACTACTTTTTGTTCTACTATTTTAGCCATCCTTAACCTCTCTTAATTTACCTAAACCACCACCACCAACTACTTTAAGATAATCCTCAGCATCACTTTTATTTTCAGCTAAAAATGTGTAACCTTGATCGGTTGTCCATTTTTTATAGTGGTCAAACTGACCAGCTTTTTTTATTACTTTCTTAGCCACAAGGCCTCCTTATGTTATCCATTCATAATCGTTGAGTATATCCTCAACTTCGTTACTATTTGGGAATCTACCCAAATCTTTTTTACTGAATATTAGACTATTGTTAAGTTTAACTTCAAACACTCCGCCTGAACTTTTTATTAACTTGGCTTCAATACCAAATTGTTTTTGTATTGATTCTCTTAAACTAAGAGCTTTTGGTTCATAGTTTCACTGCATACAATATTCGATACTGATATTCATTTAACTTCCAAATACTTTTTTCTTTTCACCGTGATATTCGTAAGCATGTCCATTTTCTTTCAATAATTCGTTTACTGACTTATCATGCCCTTTAACAAATAACTCTCCAAGCACACGACCATACTTACCCTTACCATGTGAAATAATACTAAACTTACCATCATCAGAATTTTCCAAAAGGTCTTTAACATAAGCCTTAGCAGCTAAACCTTTTTCTTTTT